AGAATGCCAGCGCTGGCTCGGCATCATCGATCTCCTGGAACGCGATCACCTTAAATCTCCCGCGCGAACCAACGGATGCGGCCGACGATGTGGATCTCGTCGGCCGTTCTTTCGTACTCGGGGTAGTGCTTGTTGTCGGAGATGACGCGCACCGCGGGCGGGTCGCTGTTCGGGATGTGCTCCAGCCGCTTGGCCACCAGTCCCATCCCGTCGTCCAGAACGAAGATGCCGGGGGGGTTGGGGACGCGACGGGTCATGTCGACCAGCACCGCGTCGCCGTCGAGTAGCGTCGGGGCCATGCTGTCGCCTTCGACATGCATGATGCGCAGCTGCGACGGGGTGGCCTTGAGGCTGTTTCGGATCCAGGAGCGGCGGAAGTGATAGACGCGGCCGGGCGTGTCGCCGTCCTCGGTAACGACGGCGCCGCCGCCCATCGCGGGGCGCGGGGTGGCGTGGGCGATGGCCACGAAGGTGTCGTCAGGATTTTCCAGGAAGGGGGGCTTCCCCTCCACCTCACCGATGCCATGGATCAGCCAGTCGCGATCCACCTTCAGCACGCGGGCGACCTCGGCCAGCCGGTCTATGCCAGGGCGGGCTGAACGGCCACGGAGAATGTCGTAGACGAACGAACGGTTCACGCCGGCCATCTCGGCGACGTGGGCGGGACTGATGCCGAGCTGGTTGGCCCGGGCCCTGAGGCGGTCGGAAAGCGTGTGGTGCTCGGTCATGTCATCTCCACCCAGCTGTGGATGAAATAGGATAAAATCGGATTGATTGGAGCCCGTCAAGCGAATAAGAACAGAAGGTAAACATCTTACACGGGAATCGGCGCGGAGGGCAGTGAATGCACATCGACAAATCGTACTTCACGCTCCCCGAGATCCTTGAGCGGTGGCAGATCACCGAGGCCGACCTGATCTACCTCGCGGAGAACGACAAGCTGCGTCTGTCCGTGCGCGTGTTCGGCGCGCCCATGGAGTTCGGCGACATCGAGGAGGACGATCGAGGCGAGCCATACAAGGTGCCATGGGAGCAAGGCTACCATAGCGGTCTGCTCGATCTCCACGCCCGCGATGTGTTCCAGCTCTTCCGGTGTGGTGAAGTCCATCTCGAAAGCTTTCGGACGCCGAAAGCCGACTACGCGGAGACCTGGGGCAATGCGCAGCCCGTCCTCGTCATGATCGGCGACCTCCTTCTAAGGCGCGATGAACGCGACCGTTTCGAGATCGAGACCGGGTTTTCGCCGGGCGGGCAGCCGATGGAGGAGGCCACCTTCATCCACTCGGCCGACTACCTTGAGGTTCGCTGCAACGGCTGCCGGTTCAAGCTGGGCCCGATCCAGGCGGAGGTCGTGCGCGCGCTGCACGAGGCAGCGCAGGCCGGCGCGCCCTGGCAGAACGGCAAGGCGATCCTGTCGCGCGCCGGCTCGAAGAGCCTGCGCATGGCCGACGTCTTCAAGTCGCAGAAGGACTGGCGGCATCTGATCCGCTCCGACCGGCGCGGCGGATACCGTCTGAATCTCGACTGAGCGCTCCCTGTCCGCCCGGTCCCTGTGGGATCGGGAGGGGGACGAGTGAGGGATGGTGGGGGATGACGGCACCCCGCCAGCGGCCAAAGGCCAGTCCTGAAAGCGCCGTCTGATCCCCCTCCGCATCCCCCGCCAGTCCCCACGACATCCCACACCGTAATTTCGCACTGTCTCCTCAACGACGACACGAGAGGAGACACCGATGCCGCAGAGGCATTGCCTGAACCAGAAGGAGCTGGCCCGGCGCTGGGGGATCTCCCACCGGACGCTGGAACGCTGGCGCTACAACGGCCAGGGGCCGGCCTTCCTCAAGCTCGGCGGACGCGTGCTCTACCGGCTCGCCGATATCGAAGCCTTCGAGCAGAGCCAGCTGCAGCGTGCCCTGAAAATCAGCGAGGCGGTCGCGCGCGTCGGTCATTCGCCCCGTCGGCTGACCGCGGACCCCGCGCGGGCCGCACGGGTATGCTGATGGTCGCCGCAACCCTGATCGGCGCCCGCGTGGCGACGCCGAAGCTCACCGATGTCGAGCTCTACGCCTGGATCGCTCAGGCCGAGGCTGGCGCCCGGATCGAGTATCACCGCGGCTTTCTCGGGATCGACGTCACGCCGGTGATCTCGACCCTCCCGGAGCCCGAGCGCCGCCAGCTCGCCGACCTCGGTCAGGCCGCGCTGGGCGCCTTCGAGAAGGGCCTCGTCCACCTCGTGCAGGAGCGCGTGGGCCCCGACCGCTTCGCCTACATCGCCGTCGCGCGACCCAGACCCAGAGCCGCCAACGCCTCGCTCTCGGCGCTGCTCCTCGAAGAGCGCGCCGCGTGATGGCTTTGCCATTCCCTTCCAACGGAGATCCCGCCATGCCGCACCGCGACAACGCACCTCAATTCGACGACCTCGAAGGTCTCGCCCTCGGCGATATCGCGGCGCTGCCGCCCGAGATGCTGCTGGATCTGCAGACGACGGCGCTCGCCGAGACCGCCCGCGTGAAGCGGCTGCGGGACCGGCTCGAGGCCGGCATCGCGCAGCGCTACGAGGCCGCCGCCGCGGCGGAACGGGCCGCTCAGGGCAAGACCAGCGGCACCGTGCGTGTCGAGGACGAGGGCGTCGTGATCGTCGCCGACCTGCCGAAGAAGATCTCCTGGGATCAGGACCGCCTCGCCGCGATGGCCGAGCGCATCCGCGCCGCCGGCGACGATCCGACCGAGTATCTCGAGATCGCCTACCGCGTGCCCGAGCGGCGCTTCGGCGCCTGGCCCGCGGCGATGCGCGAGGGCTTCGCGGACGCGCGCAGCGAGACCACCGGCAAACCCGTCTTCCGGCTCGAGGCTCGAGACCGGTGACGCGCGGCGGCGGGACGCCCGGTCGGCAACGCCGGGCAGGTTCCCCTTCGGCACCCGGTCACCCCCGCCGCCGCGCACCCTGAACGCAACTTCCGGAGAACCCCATGGCCTTCCGCATCATCACCGCCGACGAACGGCTCTCGGCCGTCGAGAACAAGACGTCCCTCGCCATCTTCGGCCCGCCCGGCGTCGGCAAGACGACGCTCCTGAAGACGCTGCCCGCCGAGGAGACCGTCTGCCTCGATCTCGAGGCCGGCATGAAGTCGGTGCAGGACTGGCGCGGGGACTCGATCCCGGTGCGCAGCTTCACCGATCTCCGCGACCTCGCCGTGCTGATCGGCGGGCACGACCCGGCCCAGCATCCGAAGTCCTGGTACGGCGCCGAGTATCACGCCTGGCTGCAACAGCAGTACCTCGGCACCGGCATCGAGGACTTTCTCGCGAGGAAGCGGATCGTCTTCGTCGACTCGATCACCGACCTGACGCGGCAGGCCATGGCCTATGCCCGCCAGCAGCCCGAGGCCTTCTCCGAGCGGACCGGCAAGCCCGATGTCCGCGGCGCCTACGGGCTCCTGGGCCGCGAGGTGATCCAGGCGCTGAAGCACCTCCAGCACGCCCGCGGCAAGACGGTGATCTTCGTCGGCGTGCTCGAAAAGGTCACCGACGAGTTCGGCGCGACGACATGGCAGCCGCAGATGGAGGGCACGAAGGCCGGGCGCGAGTTGCCGGGGATCGTCGACCAGGTGGTCTCGATGCAGCTCTTCGGCCGCGACGCCAAGGGCGACTGGACCCTCGACGAAACCTCCGCCGAGCGTCGCCTCGTCTGCCGCTCCGGCAACCCCTGGGGCCTTCCCGCCAAGGACCGCTCCGGCCGTCTCGATGTGACCGAGCCGCCCGATCTCGGCGCGCTGATCGCGAAGATCGACGGCCGCGCCCCCGCCCACACCGCCACCCCTTCCTGATCCAGACGCAAAGGACAGACCCATGAGCTATGATCTCAACGACGCCCAGCCGCAGATGGCCCCCATCGGCGAGCTCATCCCCGACGGCACCTTCGCCAAGGTCCGCCTGACCGTGCGCCCTGGCGGCGTCGACGGCGCCACGCAGATGGACGCGAAGCTCCTGAAGGCCTCGCAGTCGAGCGACGCGAAGATGCTGGACTGCGAGTTCACGATCCTCGAGGGGCCGCACGCCAGGCGGAAGTTCTGGCAGAGTTTCACCGTGGCGGGCGGCAAGGTCGACGAGAAGGGTCAGTCGATCGGCTGGAAGATCTCGAAATCCACATTTCGCGCGATGGTCGACAGCGCTCTCGGGCTCGATCCCAGGGACGAAAGTCCCGACGCCAAGGCCAAGCGGGTGCTGCCCGGGCTCAAGCATCTCGACGGCATCGTCTTTGCCGCGCGGATCATGGTGGAGCCCGCGTCCAACCCCCAGTACCGCGATCAGAACCGGATCGCGAACGTCGTTCTGCCCGACGACGCGAGCCATGCCGCGATCATGCGCGGCGAAACCGTGCCCCCGGAGCCCGTCAACGCCCCGCCGCGGAAAGCCGCGAGCGCGCCGGCGCCGGGCTGGCAGGCGCCCACGCCTGCATGGGGCGCGCAGCCGCAAGCCCCGGCGGCGGCTCCGGCCTGGGGCGCACAGGCGCCGGCCCCGCAGCAGCCCACACAGCAGCAGCCCGCCCAGCAGCCGCCCACGTCCCCGCCGTCCGTGCCGGGCGGAGCGCCGGCGACGGGCATGCCCGCCTGGCTCAATGGGTGAGGCGCGGTCGGCAGCACGGCGGCGGAGGTCTGGCCGACCTTCGCCGCGGCCCGAGGCCCGGCGCGATCCGGCCGGGCCGATGACCCCGGATGAATGGCAGGCGCACGTGACGCGCGAGGCGGCGCTGGAGATCGGACGATGGCTCGAGGCCCGAGGAAGACTGCACGCTCCTATCGCAAGCCTCGGCCTCGGCGACCTCGAAGCCATGGCCAGCAACGCGATCTCGCGCTGGATCGTACTCCAGTCCGAAAAGCTCCAGAGGGCGGGTTGGCCGCCCGAGGACCCGATCGCGAGTTTCTTGCTCGGGTAGCGCTCTGCGCCGTCTGCGCCCGCGAGGCGCGCGGCTTCGGCTACTGCCACGGCCTCCGCTGGGATCGCCACCCCTTTCACCGCTTCTGCTCGCGCCGCTGTCAGGACGTGGGCAGCGCCAACGCCCAAAGGAACAATGGCATGATCGACAAGACCGCGCGCGAGGCCCGTGCGATCCGCGATGCGCGGACACTCTTCGCCGAAGCGCTCACCGACCTCGGGCTCATGGAGCCCTTCTTCCACCGCAGCGCAGAAGACATCGACCGCCTGATCGAGGCGGCGGTCACCGGCTACATCGACAGCATGCAGGACCAGGCCGCGCGCAAGGAGCGCACCGGCACGGTCCTCGACGACCCCATTCCGTTCTGAGGGGGCACGCGATGATCGACCTGAACGAAGACACCGCGTCCTGCAGCTGGAAGCATCTGTTCGAGGCCGCCACCGAGAACGCCGTCACCGACTTCGAGATCGAGTTCTGCGACAGCCTCCGCGAGAAGCTCGCGCGCCTCAGTGAGAGCGCCCGGCTGACGGACGCGCAGTTCCACAAGCTGACCTGCATCGCGCAGGCCGGCGGGTTCTGGGAGCGCGAGCGATGATCGACCTCAATCACAGCTCGGGCTACCTTTACGGCGCCGGCGCCGCGCGCCCGCCCATCGCGGAAGCCGTGTCGGCCGCCATCGACACGGCGCTGTCCACGCGCCACCGCGCCGAGCGCCCGCGCACCTATGTCAGCTCCTCGGGTCTCGGCCGCGACTGCCTGCGCCAGATCCAGTACGACTTCCTCGCGGTGCCGAAGGACGAGGGTCAGGAGTTCGCGCCGCGCACGCTGCGTATCTTCGAGGCGGGCCACCGGGCCGAGGACATCGTCGCGGGCTGGTTCCGGATCGCCGGGTTCGACCTGCGGACCGAGCGGCCCGATGGTCGCCAGTTCGGCTTCGAGGCCCTCGGCGGGCGGTTCAAGGGCCATATCGACGGCTGCCTCGTCTCGGGCCCCGTCGCGATGGACTATCCCGCGCTCTGGGAGAACAAGGCGCTCGGCGCGGGCAGCTGGAAGGACGTGGTCAAGCGCGGCGTCAGTCTCGCGCGCCCCGTTTATGCGGCGCAGATCGCGCTCTATCAGGCCTATATGGACTTGCCGGCCCCGGCGCTCTTCACCGCGCTGAACCGCGACACGATGGAGCTGCACGCCGAGCTTGTGCCGTTCGACGCGCATCTCGCGCAGGAAATGTCGGACCGCGCCGTCGCCGTGGTGCGGGCCTCCGAGGCCGGGGAATGGCTGCCGCGCGCCGCGGCCGAGCCTACCGCAGTCCTCTGCCGCGGCGGCATGGCGGGCGGCAAGTGGCACGCTCCTTGTGCATGGGCGAAACGGTGCTGGGGAGAGCGGCGATGATCCCCGACGCCTATGAACTCAAGCGGATCGTGCGCGCCCATCGCGAGCGGTTCTGGTGCTCCGACCTGCTCGCAGCGGCGGAGTTCGCGCCGATCTACTTCTTCGACGATCAGGCCGCTTTCGATGGCGATATCGTCGACCGCGCGATGACGCGGGTGTTTACCGGTCCACTTCGGCTGCCGCATCCCTCCGTGATCTTCGAGGTGCGCGAGCAGCGCGCGGCCCCCTCGGGCCTGATCGTCTGCGCCCGGGCCGACGGCGATATCGTCGAGGCCACCTTCCTCATGCGCAAGCGGGCACCGCGCGGCTGGACGGATTGCCTGGTGCGGATCTGGATGCATCCGGACGGCAAGGCGGAGATCGAGGGCAACCCGGCCGAGCGGAGCGACGAGACGGTCCGCGGTCACGGCGAAGTCGCCGCCGGCATCGTCTGGCGCGCGCTGACCGTCCTCGGCGCGTCCCCGGACATCCGCGACCGCAAGGTGTCGCTCACGAAACGCTCCCGCCTGTCCCGCGAGGGCGTGCGCGGATGGGTCTGGCGTCAGGTCGCCATCGATCCGGCGCGCCTGCGGGCGGCGACGCCGCCGCAGGGCGGCAGTCACGCCAGCCCGCGCTGGCACATCCGACGCGGTCACTGGCGGCAGCTCGCCGACGGGCGCCGGGTGTTTGTCCGTCCGTGCGAGGTGGGCGATCCGACCCGCGGAGGGATCGTCAAGGATTACTCAGTGGAGATGCCCCATTCATGACCGAGTTCACCCCATCCGCCACGCAGGCCGCCGCGATCCGCGAGATCAAGGAGTGGTTCGAGACCCGCACCGAGGAGCAGCAGGTGTTCCGCCTGTTCGGCTATGCCGGGTCAGGCAAGAGCACCGTGCTGAAGTTCGCGCTCGACGAGCTCGGCCTCTCGCCCCACCGCAGCGCGAAGGACGGCCGCTGCGTGCCCGGCGTCGTGACCGCCACGTTCACCGGCAAGGCCGCGCTGGTGCTGACCCGCAAGGGCACGCCGGCGCGCACCATCCACAGCCTGATCTACTCGGTGATCGAGGCGACCGAGGAGGAAATCGAGGAAGCTGCGAGGAAGATCGCGCTGGCCGAACGCGACGCGCTTCGCCTCACCGGGTTCGCGCGCACCACGGCCGATGCCGCGATCGGGGCGATGCGCCAGGGACTCTCGGCGATGAAGCACCCGCGCTTCGCCTTGAACCCGAAGAGCGACGCGGCCGACGCCCGACTCATCGTGCTCGACGAGGTCTCGATGGTCGGCGAGGAGATGGCGCGCGACCTGATGAGCTTCGGCAAGCCGATCCTCGTGCTCGGCGATCCCGGCCAGCTGCCGCCGATCCGGGGCGAAGGCGCCTTTACCCGCGACGAGCCGGACGTGATGCTGACCGAGATCCACCGCCAGGCGGCCGAGAGCGCGATCATCCGCCTCGCCACCATGGCGCGCGAAGGCCGGCCCATCGGCTTCGGCGTCTACGACGATCATGTCGCGAAGCTCCGCAAGGGCGACATCACGCCGGAACAGGCGCTGCGCGGCGGCCAGCTGATCTGCGGGCTGAACGCCACGCGGCTGCAGATCAACAACGCCATGCGCGCGGCCGCCGGTCTCGGCGGGACCTGGCTACCCACGGGGCCGGCCGAGAAGA